GGCAAGATGCAGAAACAGAAAGTAAAAGTTGCCAGAACTCATGTCCAGAGTTACATGTCTGAAAATAAAGCACTTCTTGAAGCTGATCCACTGTACATGGCAAAGATTTACTCACTGACTCAAGATAATGAAATGCTGAGAAAAGCATGGATTGACGGTTCTTGGGACTTGTTGATAGGTGGATTCTTCACAGATGTATGGGATAAAGACATCCATGTGCTTGATACTTTTAAAGTTCCTCGATCATGGAGATTGCTCAGAAGCTTTGACTGGGGATCTTCCAAACCTTGGGGAGTTACATACGGATTTGAATCAAACGGAGAACAGCCTGATCCCAATATGCTTGGTGGAATTGATATTCCTTTTATTCCAAAAGGGTCAGTCATTGTTCCCACTGAAATTTATGGTTGGAACGGATCTCCCAATGAAGGTGATCGTGCCATATCTTCAGAAATAGCAAAACGGGTATTAGCTGTTGATAATACCTTACAGATGGAATATAATACCATTTGTATTCCTGGTCCAGCAGATACATCCATTTATGATGTTCGTGATGGAACATCAATTGGAGCAGAGTTACATAGATATGGATGTGATTGGACAAAAGCTTACAAAGGATCAGGATCAAGAATAGCTGGATGGTCAATTATTCGACAAATGCTGGGTTCCGCAAAAAGAGGTGATTTAGAATCTCCTCATTTATACTTTTTTGCTCCAGCAGAACATCATATAAGGACTTTGCCTCAGATGCAACGAGACAAAATCAAACCAGAAGATATTGATACTGATCTTGAAGATCACTTAATGGATTCATTAAGATACTTGTTGGCTCGTAGATTGACAACTATGAGAAGACGAGGAGTGAGCAATTAATGGCAAAGAAACAAAAGAAAAACCCAGAAACCCTAAAAGCTTTGTCCAGAATGAGTGGACTTTCCAAGAGTGCTGTCAAAGAGATTGCAAAACAGGTAATAGAAAATAATAATTTATTAATTAGTTGTTCCTTTCATATATTTGAACCAATTGATGATCCGAGTCTGAGCAGAATTTATGAGTGCAAAAATTGTAAAGGTAGAGTAAGATCTATGCAAAAGATTTGGTATGAAAGAGGATTAGATCATAGTAAACTCAGAAAAAAGGAGAATTAAAATGAAGATTTATTTTTATGCAGGAACAGAAAAAGCGGCAAAGAAAAAATGTGATTCCTTTATCAAACAGTTGATGAAATTCGACACAGAGGAAAGAGCAATCAATATCACATCTGGTTGTGCCAAACACTTTGTTGGATCTTCTGAGTTTCCAATTCCTTCTGGATATCGTGTTCAATATTTTTGCGAATATTCTTGGATGGCTAAATAAACAATATCTTAAAAGAGGTTATTATGGCAAAGGTAGAAGCAAAAACAGATAGTGGCGGTAGTCCAGTCACTTTAGGTGCAGTGGATACAATTCATCCAGACTATGAAAAGACTAAAGCTTCATGGAATAGAGTTCGTGATTGTATGGATGGTGAAGATGTTATTAAGGGTAAAAAGGAAACGTATTTGCCACGTCCTACTGGTATGACGGGTGATATGGCAAAAGCCTACGATGCGTATCTTGAAAGGGCCCATTTTCCTCTGGTTACTTCCTATGCTCTTTCTGGTGCTTTGGGTATCGTTATTACCAAGTTGCCCGAATTTAATGTACCCAAACAACTTGAATACATTCTGAAAAATGCAACCAAAGACGGAAGATCATTAAATCAGCTATTTTTGGACATGATCATTGAGATATTTCAGACCGGTCGTTGTCCCTTATTGGTAGATGTGATTGCCGCAAAAAATGAAATGCGTTTTGTTGATTATGCCGCAGAGGAGTTCATTAACTGGAAGACTCCCATCATTGATGAAGAAAAAAGTTTAACTCTGGGTGTTTTGAAAGAAAGCGTATCTGATTCTGATGATATTTTTTCCCACGAAACCAAGGATGTTTATCGTGTTCTTCAATTGGATAATGCAACTGGGCATTACATCACTGCTTTATATGAATCCGATGGAGTTCAAGTTACGGATTCACACGTTACCCCAGTTCTGTTAGGAAAAACTCTTGACTTCATACCTTTCTTTCTTGCTGGATCAATAAACAACTCTTTTGACATGCAACCCATCCCTTTAGTCTCTGTTGCCAATTGTTCAGTTCAGATCTACAGAAAAGAAGCAGATTTGGCAAATTCAGAATATTTATCATGTAATCCCACATTATGTATTGTTGGTGCAAGTAATGATGAGAATCTTCCCAATGTTGTGGGTTCTTCTGTCATGATAGTACTTCCCAATGCAGAAGCCCGTGTTTTTTACACAGAAACCGATACTGCCGCTCTGACTCATGTAAAATCACACATCACAGATCTATATGAAGAAGCTATCAGACACGGCGTTGCTGTCTTAGACGCACGTAAGGGTGTTGAAGCGGCTGAGTCATTAAGAATCAGACAATCAACACAGAGCGCATCAATTTACTCTGTCTTTCTTGCGGCTATGAGTGCAATTAAACAGGGACTTGAGGCAATGTGTGAATGGGGCGGGTATAATAAGGAAGATGTTATTATTGATGCTCCCTCCTCACTTACTCAGGGTATTCCTGATGCCGCAATTCTCAAGAACATCATTGAAGGTTATGTCACAGGAGTTGTTCCTTTGGAAGCCATTCACAGATATATGGTCTATTCCGGTCTTATGGATCAAACTGTTGGTTATGAAGATTATGTCATCATGCTTAAAAACAGTCCAATCAATATTGATAAGGACGAGGATGATCCTCTTTCTATAACTGATGAAAAGGGAAATGTCATTGGTAGAAAGAAGAAAGAACTTGATGATGAAGGAAATCCCATAGAAAAAGACACCTCTTCATCTAAAGATACCAATAAAAAGAAAAAGAAAAAGAAAAAAGTTGTTGAAAAAGATTCAAAAATAAAAGTGTAGTGCCAAGATAATTTAACGGGGGCTTGAGGCCCTCAAAACTGGGATCTTGAGGATTCCGAAATTAAGGAGAACGAAAATGGCAGATTTTACATTTATTGAAGATGCAACACTGAGAGAAAAAGCGGAGAACGCACACAAGATTGACGTTGATCAACTTACGATTACTTTAACTGATGCGGCAAAGACTCAGGTCGAGGAAGCTGTCACTGGTTTGAAAGACAAAAACGGTGAACTCTTGACAGAGAAGAAAACTGCCCAAGATGCTTTGAAGATCTGGGATGGGTATGATGTCAAAACCGTCAAAACAGCATCCGAATTTTATGATAAGAATAAGGATGCAGAGTTCATGATAGATGGCACAGTGGAAGAACTGATTGAGAAGAAAACTTCCCAGTTGACTTCTGATTTTGAAACTCAGATTAATGAACTCAATACCAATCTCACTGAAGCAAAAACACATGGCGCAACCTATCAGGGTCTTTTTGAATCCAAGACAATTGATGACGGTGTTAGAGAAGAAGCCATTAAAGCTGGTATGCTTCCCACAGCCGTTGAAGATGCAGTTATGCGTGGGAGAAGTGTTTTCTCCCTTGATGATAAAAAACAGATTGAAGCTCGGGACGCTGATGGTAAACTTGCTGTCACTGAAGATAAGAAAGTTCTCACAACCAAAAACTGGGTCGAGGGTCTTAAAACCACTTCTCCGCATTACTGGCCTGACTCAAAAGGTGCAGGAGCATTCGGCGGACAGGGTAATGAATCTGACTTTAATTTGAAACTTCAGGCTCTTGCCGATGCAGGTGATACCGATGGTTATCGTAAACTTAGGGATTCAAAAAAGAAAAAGGCTTAAAACACTTGACATCCTGTTTCTAATTAATTAGTATGTGAGAAAATAGTATAGGTGTTCTTGAGGAACACTGTTTTGAAGACCTTGGGGGTCGGAAAACATTTATTAAGAGTTTTAGTAAAGTTTCACCGGCCCTTTTTCACATCCGGTGAAAATATAATTAATCATTATAGGAGGCTTTAAAATGGCTAACATTTGGGAACATCCCTCAGTAATCGCACAGGAAGCTTTGACACATCTTGAGGACGCACTTATCATTGCCCCTCTCTGCGCCAAAGACAAAACAAGTGACTTTACCAACAAATCCAATGGATGGAAAGTCGGTGACACTGTTTCTTTCAGGACTCACGGTGAGTATGAGGTTGATGAATTTACATCCTCCATCTCCACCCAGTCCATCAGCACATCCACCCGGCCCATGAAGATCGAAAAACATTTCGATATTTCCGTTGAGATCACCGCAAGAGAACAGGCACTGGATCTGGATTCTTTTGTTGATCAGGTTATCGTCCCCGCCACTTACAAACTGGCTGAAAAAGTTGATACCTATGTCGGTACCAAAATTCTTCAGGCCGCTGGCGGGTATTACAGTACTGCTCTTTATCAGACTGCCGCTGACATTGCATTGGCCAGAAAGACTGCCATTCTGCAACAGTTGTCCATGAATCGTTTCTGTCTGGTCGATCTTGACCTTGAAGCGACTCTCCTGGGCCAGACCTGGTTTAACCAGTCTCAGACACGTGGTGGCGACGGTGAAACAACTCTCCGTAATGCTGACATGGGTCGTGTAATGGGAATGGACTTTTTCTCCAGTATCGCCTATCCGACTGAAGCGTCCGCCTATACCGTGGGTACTCACATAACCACAACCAATAATACTGCCGGTACCACGAACCTCATCGGTGATAAAGTCTTGGTGACGGACGTGATCGTTACTGCCCTGACTCTTGTGGCAGGCGACAGAATCAAGATTGCCGGTGTTCGTAGACCTCTCATTTGTGCTGATACAGTTGCCGATACAGGTTCTGCTACAGGTACTTCAGTTGTTGCTATTAACCTGGTTGATCCCATCACTGAAATCATCCCCGACGGTGCCGCTGTAACAATTCTTGCTTCCGGTAAAGATGTTCAGCATCACGGTGCAATTTTTGATGACAGATCTCTTGCAGTTGCCTTCCCCATGCTTGACATTCCGGAAGACAGAACTGCGGCCACTGCATCCAATAACGGTGTCAGCATTCGTATTGTCAAAGGTTACGATCTTACGTCCAAGAAAACCACCATGTCTCTTGACTTGCTGGCTGGTGCTTTTTGTCTCGATCCCAGACGTATTACCCTGGTTGGAGATAAAACAGCCTAATAGATTCCCCGAATTAAATCTCGTGGAAAGGAGATAATGTTATGAAGCTTTATAAAGACGGCAAATGTATGCAAAGCGTGGACAAAGAACAAAAGAACAGATGGAAATTTGTCTGGCAGCCGGTTGGAGCAGAACAGATAAGGTGGCAGAGGAAGCAGAAGCACTTGCTAAATTGGAAGCTGAAGAAGCCGCAGAAATCAAAGCACTTGCTGAAAAGGAAGCTGAAGAATTGGCAGCCCTGGAAAAGGCTGATGATGCTGATGCTGATGATGCTGGCGCTGGTGGAACTGATGCGCCCTCTGCCCCAAAGAAAATTAAAACCAAAACCCTGAAAAAAAAGTAAGGGGGATTATAAATGGCCTTAAATGATACTTTAGGTGCCGTTGATGCCAACTCCTATGTGAACCTGGCGGAAGCGGATGCATACTTTGAAGATCGTATGCATTCGTCCGCTTGGGACGCTGTAACAGATCAGGAGCCCATGTTAATTTCGGCTTCTCAAATGTTAGATTGGTACATTAGATGGAAAGGTGTTAAAGCTACATCTGAACAATCCATGCTATGGCCCAGATCAGGTGCAATTAGACCTGATGGAACAGAGATTGCTGATGATGTTCTACCTCCTGAGGTAAAAACGGCAGTTTATGAGTTAGCTCTTGCAAGTATTGATGCCGATAGAACTTCCGATGATCCATTAGCCGGAATTGGGCAACTTCAAGCAGGTTCACTCATGATAAAAGCTGGAGCAGAAAAACCAAATCAAACGAACGCTAAACCAATCCCAGATCATGTACGCAGTATTCTATCTGATTTATATACTAATTCAGGTGGAACTGTATGGTTATTGAGAGCATAAAATGGCAAAACTCAGACATATATTTTTAAAGGGTGTTGAAACTCTGTTTAAGACGTTTGAAGAGTCTGCACATCTCGGTACATACAATGTTGTGACCGATGACGGCTTTAACGATTCTTCTACAGTCTCAGACGATATTCGATGTATTTTTGAGAAGTTTACTGCCAAAGACATAGAACTTTTAAGTTTTGGCTCATCAATTCAGCCCAAGGATATCAAAGGGCTGATGCCATCAGTTGATTTGGTTAATAGTAAAATCACCACCCAAGGATATGTTTTATTCGGTGCTGATAAATATTCCGTGGAAGGTCATGACCTTGATCCAATGGATGTTATTTACACTCTTCTCCTGAGAAAGGTTTAAGTATGAAAATTGAAGCTTTTATAGCCAGTATGAGAGCAGGTGGACGAAAGGGCATTCAGGATGATGCTCGTTCAATCCTATACAAAAGGGATAAGACCATACTTGCTCTGCTGAAAGCTCATTCCCCCAAAGATTCCGGAGATTTTGCATCTAATTGGAGAGTATCCAGACTTAGGTTTGGATCACGCAATGTATTGGCAGGGTTAGTAATTGTCAATGATACTCCAAAATATGGTCGATTTGTAGCTTTTGGTGCCGAGCCTGGACAAGCTCCTTGGTATTATCCGCATAGACCAAAAAGCTCAGGAAAAACCACAAGACGTACTGGAAAGTTAAAAGAATCAGGGGGTAAAGTTTGGGCTGGCGGGCTTAAACCAGGTCATGGTAAAACTGTAGGTG